GGTTCTACCCCCTGCTTCACAAGAGCAGCATGTTTTCCGTAGGCAAGTGAGGTCATTTCTTCATAACCGTCTTGCATAAACCACGGATTTTTTGTTGCCCATTGTTGAGCTTCTGGATCTATCTGTCTTTGCTGGACAGGCTGTTGAACAGGCTGCTGAACAGGCTGTTGTGCTGGTTGCGGTGGTTGCCAATTTTCTTGTTGAGGTGCTGGCTGATTACTCATGCTTTGAGCGTATCTGTCAGCTTCGGTCAACTCCGCTGTTGCTTTGGTCAGAGCTTCTTGAGCGGCAACAACATTATCTGTGTCGCCTTCTTCATAAGCTTTTCTGTATTGCTGTTTAGCTTGATCTACAGCCAAAGCCGCACGTTCTTTTACCTGATTTATAAGAGCTTGCTCTCCTCGACCAATCAAAGACTCGTATTCTTTATTTTTTTCTGCTATCTGTTGAGCAACACGAAACGCTTCATCTCGCTCCTGCATAGCAGATTGCGTCTTACGCCTCTCTTCATGAGATTCGTATTTCAGCTTGTTGATTCTTTTCTGGACTCTTTTGCTATATCCAGAAAGCTCATCATCTGTAAGCTCTCCCTCGTCCGTATCAGCTTCAGCCACTTCTTCAAGAGGCTCTTCTTCTACTGGTTCTGGTTCTGGTTGACCGCCTATCTTAGTGCGTACACCAAAGAACTTATCTTCTTCTGTTTGTACCGTTTCTTGTTCACTCATGCCTTAACAATCCCCCTTGGGTCTTCAACTACAGCCTCAACGCTGTCATCGTTGATTAACCTGAACTCTTTTCCGTGGACTTTAAATCTAGTGCCGCTATAAGAGCGCATTAGAATCCAATCTCCTTCTTTGCAGAAAGGCCCAGATGGAAATCTTTTCTTATCGTTGTAACAGTCTGGCCCCAGTTTGGTGACAAACCCAACGATAGATCCAATCTCTTCCTCGTAGAGAGTCTTGTTAGACTTGATAATACCGCCATCAAACTCCTTCTCAGGGTCTGGCAGTGCGATCAGTATTTTATATCCTGTAGGATCAGGTAACTGATGTGCCTGTCGAGTCTCTTCGGACTCGGTTTCTTTTGCTAATGCTTCCATTAGTAGTTTCCTAGCACTGGAAAAAAGCGTCCAGAGTCGCTTGCGCTGTTCAATACAGCGTGATTATTCTTCGTATTTCTCTTTCAGGTCGAGTATCTCTCTTTCCGCTACTGCTAACCCTTCAATAATACCACAACATTTTGCGTAGTCTTCAAGAGTTTTACAACCCCCTCCGCTCACATGATCGGCCATTTCGTTCATTTGTGTCCTTAAAACACCTTTTAAATGGTCAAATATGTTGTTTTCAGAGTAATTACTCATCGCTAAAGACATCTTTTGCTATCTCAACGCCAAGTTTTGCGCCTTCGATTTGTTCTTTAGAAGCTATGCGTTTGGTTTCTAATTGCTCTTTTTCATTATCTTCAGCAATCCGAACAGCGAGTTTGGCTTGTTCTATCTCCATATCCTGATCTGCTTTCTGTTGATCAAGCTGAGACTTCATCATTGCCTTCTGAGATTCAAGCTGTAACTTAGCTTGCTCTATCATGGCTTTGCTTTGCGCTTCCATCTCTTTAATTTGTAGTTCTTTTTGTTGCATTTGAATTACAGGGTCTTCTTGCATCTGCTGATTCTGTTGCATTTGCTGTTCCTGCATATTCTTTCCAAGCAACTGTGCGGCTGCTGGTGCGACAAGCTCTGATATTCTATATTCAATGTCTTCAGGCAACTTCTCGCCAGGTAGCGGAAGCTTCGTACCAAGTTCTTTCTCTATCTGCTGTCGGTACAAGAACGCTAAGTGTTGCTGTACATGCGCGGCAAATGCGGCTTGTATCTTCCCTGCATCGGGGGCTTGAGATAAAAGCTCTTGTATTTTCGGGTCTTGCATTGCAGACATGTGAACTTGTATGTGCGCTTCGTGATCCTGATAGTAGTACGCCTTCACAGGCTTGCCGTTTATAATGTCCATATTCTCTGACACAGGATCTGTTGGTGCTATATCGTCTTCTGTAGGGACAATCTTCTCTGCATCCCTAATATTAAGCACTTCAAGCATCTGACGGTGCAATAATGGCAAGTCATACATCTGTGGTGCTTGTGCAGATAGCTGTAATGCCGCCTGATACTGCATAATTCGCTGTGCCATCGTCCCTGCATTGGGATCACTCACTGGAATTATGTCTATTCGGTCATCGAAGTCCTCTGATACAGGGATTTCGCTGTCCATTAGGTACGGATACGCTTGTGGGCCGTAATCTCGCACCAAATTCGACAATAATTTCAGTTCATCGCGCATTGAAGCGTGTAATCTGGCCTGAACTGCACTCATAACCTTCATTGAACGCTCTAAAATCGCCAAAGTAGTGCCAACTGGGGCTTCTGCGTTCATGTCTGCCGCTTTTACGTCAGCCGCAGACGCAAATCTTCGTCCTTCCTCTACAATATTGCCCAAAAGTTGGTACAAAACTCCGCTTGGCTCTTTGTAGGGCAGGAAACTTATGTTTTCTTTGATCGAACCGCCTGGAACGTCCACATCTCTGAACTCTCCCGGCATAATTGGGGTGTCATCACCCTTAATTCGTAGACCTCTGGCCTTCAAACCTCCAGGTAAGTTGCTCAAAGTGCCTGCATCTACCAGTTGTCGGAGCAAAGAGGTGGCTGATTTGGCTAATCCACCGATCATGTGGATCAAACCAAAGCCGTAAAAGCCTAAACCTGGGATATACTGGTAGTGAACAAAGTGTTCTCGCTTGTTTTTGTACTGATCTGACTCGTACCAGTTGCGTCTGATAGCCAAAATTTCTCTGGAACCTAGATCAATAGTCACTACATAGGGCAAGTGAATGCCTGTAAGCTTTCCGTTCTGTGAATCTTCAAAGCCAGGTAGGTCTAAATCAACCTGCATTTCTAATAAGGTGTGCCTAGAGTCTGATTCGTAGCTACCGTTGTCTCCAGTTAGCTCATTATACTTCTCTTTTACTTTATCAGGGTCTGGTGCGCCATCTTGTAAGTCCATGTCTAGGTAGAATCCTGACACTTGAAGCTTCCTAATATCGTTAGGACTCTTCTTCATTACATGTGTAGCACGTTCACAGGTTGCTAAGTCAGACGCACCATAGCTTACAACGAAGTCTTCAGCAGGAACGAACATACTGCAAGGTCTTCCCATAGTGGGATCATAGTAAACTTTCCTAAACGCAGAGCCAGCCAAAGGTAGCGAAAATAGCATCCTCTCCGTTTCGGTGCGATATTCTGTCATCTTCTCAGTGACGAGATAGTTCAGGTAATCTTTAACACGATGTGCCTGTTTTTCTTTCTCATCATTGATTACCCCTACAATACTTGTCTTTACAGGGCCACTAGCAGGAAACAGTTCTTGTATGGATTGAGACTGAAACCTTATAACTGCCTCTGTTAAAAGGGGATGGAACACGCCACATGCCCCATCCCAGGGGGTAGTTCTTTCTTCATGCTTCAAGCCAAGCAGTTCAAGTCCGTCTATGTAAGACCTTTCCCAATCTGCTCTGCTTTCTTTGTCTGTCTTGTATTGACCTATCAGGTCAGATGCCATGATGTTTAATTCTTTTGGATCAACCACTTCCGCTAGATTCGCATCATGGGACATGCCCATCATTTCGCCCATACTGGGATCAAAGTCAATTAACACACCGCCATCGGGCGTTTCAATAGAAACCGACTCAGGGTTTTCTATTTCAATCTCAACTTCGCCCATATCCTGATTTACAGGAAGGGGCGTACCCAAGGGGCGATCAATAGCCATTTAGCCATTATTCCCGAAGTATTGAGTTCTAGCCGCACCAGATCCTCTAGCAACGGTTTTACCGCCAGCCGCATAACCTTTAGTCTTGCCGCCTTTAGCCATTCCCTTTGTTTTTCCACCTTTGAAATAACCTTTTGTCTTGGGAACCTTGCCGCCACCCATCATCTTGCCTTTCCCATCAGCAGCAAAAAATGGAACTTGCTTGCCATCTTTTTCAACCATTGGCAGTTTCTTTCCTGCTGCCATTTTCTTGGGCATCATTTTAGTACCCATCTTAGATTTCATCATCAGGTTCTCCCGAATACATGTTATCGAAGACTTGGTTTACATCTAAGGTGTAATCCAAATCAGATTTAGAATAGTGAATATGTTGTGATGGTCTGAAGTCTGGCGCACCTTCTCCTGTCTCAAACCATGCCGGATGTGTGACTCTCACCCT